ATGGTATTCAACTGCCAAAAGAACAAATATTAATTCAAGGAGAATAAAATGGCATTTCAAATCTCTCCAGGCGTAAGTGTTTCAGAAGTTGACTTAACTACAGTTGTTCCTTCCGTACTCACAACCGCCGGTGCTTTTGTTGGATCTTTCGATTGGGGTCCAGCACAAGAAGTTTCATTAATTGACAGTGAAATTACTTTACTGAAAACTTTTGGCCAACCAAGTTCTAACTCTGCCGTATCTTTCTTTACCGCAGCAAACTTTTTGGCTTACGGAAACAATCTAAGAGTTGTGCGTTCAGTCGGCGATAACTGCTTAAACGCTTGCGTTACAACAGCAGCCGCTGTCAAAGTTAACAACCAAGATGAATTCCAAGAAGTTTATCTAAACACAGACACAAATACTTTTGGTTCTTTCATGGCAAGATTTCCTGGCGCACTAGGAAATTCTCTGAATGTTTCTGTTTGTTCTAGCAATACTCAATTCAGCACATGGCAGTATAAATCTTTCTTCACATCAGCACCAGGCACTTCTGACTATGCTTCCGCTCTAGGTGGTGACAGTGATGAAATGCACGTAGTTGTTGTTGACGAAGACGGTCTGTTCACAGGAACAAAAGGTGCCGTTCTAGAAACATTCGGTTTCTTGTCTAAAGCTTCCGATGCAAAAGTAAATGGTGCTTCAAATTACTACAAACAGGTAATTTTCGACAGTTCAAACTACATTTACTCTGTTGCTCCAGTTGACTATTCAAATACCTCTTCAACATGGGGTACAACCGCAGCAAACAAGTCTTTCTTCAGAGCAACAAATACATACCAGTCTCTGGGTGGCGGCGTAGATGAACTACCTTCTTCTGCTAACCTTTACTCTTCATGGGACCTGTTTGGCAATAAAGACATACTGGATATCTCTCTGGTCGTTACAGGTGATGCAAGCCCAACAGTTCAACAATATATCATTGACAACGTTGTAAATGCTCGTAAAGATTGCGTTGCATTCATTTCTCCAGCACAAACCGATGTTGTTAATCAAACAGACTCTAATGCAACAAACAACATCTTGTCGTGGTTGTCTAACGTATCACGCACATCTTCTTATGTTGTTGCAGACTCTGGTTGGAAGTATCAGTTTGACAAGTACAACAATGTATACCGTTGGGTTCCTCTGAACGGTGACATTGCTGGTCTATGTGTATACACAGATAGCGTTAGAGATCCTTGGTTCTCTCCAGCCGGTTACAACCGTGGTGCAATCAAGAACGTTATCAAACTTGCATGGAATCCATCCAAGACACATCGTGACACACTGTATGCCGCAGGTGTAAACCCAGTTGTTTCTTTCCCAGGTCAAGGAACTATACTGTTCGGCGACAAGACACTTCTGAATAAACCATCTGCATTTGATCGTATTAATGTACGCAGACTGTTTATTGTTCTGGAAAAAGCAATCTCTGAAGCTTCTAAGTTCTCTCTGTTCGAACTGAATGATGAATTCACACGCGCACAGTTTGTATCTCTGATTACACCTTTCCTACGCGACATTCAAGGTCGTCGTGGTATCGTTGACTTCAAGGTTGTTTGTGACACAACAAATAACACACCACAAGTTATCGATAGTAATCAATTCGTTGGTGACATTTACATTAAGCCTGCTCGTTCCATTAATTACATTCAATTGAACTTTGTTGCTGTTGCTACAGGTGTTGAATTCAACACTATCGTTGGTGCAGCCTAATAAATAAAGAATAACAGGAGAAAAAAATGGCATTTAATGTAGCAGAATTCAGATCAAACATGATTGGTGACGGCGCACGTGCCAATCTGTTTTCTGTCGAAATGTTATTACCAAACTATGCATTGGCTGCACAACCTGCGGCAAACAAAATTCGTTTCATGGCAAAAGCAGCACAGTTACCAGGTTCAACCATCGGAACAGTGCCAATGTTTTACTTTGGTCGTGAAATGAAGTTTGCAGGTAACAGATCATTCGCAGATTGGACAATCACAATCGTTAACGATGAAGACTTCCTGATCAGAAATGCGATGGAAAGTTGGATGAATTCGATTAACAATCACAGATCGAATACCAGAGCCGGTGTTGCACTGAGAAGTGGTGCAGGTCCTGCATCAACAGTTGGTGGTTACACAACAGACGCATCAGTTATTCAATATGGTAAAACAGGAAACGTACTGAAAAATTATAATTTTGTCGGTGTTTTCCCAATTGATATTTCCGCAATCGATCTAGATTGGGGCACAAATGATTCTATCGAAGAATTCACAGTGACATTTGCATATCAGTACTGGGAAACAAACTCTACACCTCCTTCTGAAGGTGTTGGTGGTTAATATACGTTGATCTAAAAGGAAGAGCCGCAAGGCTCTTCCACTTATGTTTAGTTGATTTTATTATTATCTTTTAAAAAATATGGCCGATACAAATAAATTTTCACTTTTCGGATTTACAATCTCACGTGATAAGAATGAGCAGCAAGATGTTGCTCAGCAGTCTTTTGCGCCTCCTTCCGCGGACGATGGCGCATTAACTATTTCTTCAGCCGCTTATTATGGTACATACGTAGACCTAGACGGTACCGCAAAGAACGAAGTCGAACTGATTTCTAGATACCGCGAAATGGCTATGCAACCAGAAATTGAATCTGCGATTGATGACATAGTTAATGAAGCTATTTGCCAAGACGATGATGGTAAAAATATCAATATCGTTTTGGATAATCTAAAACAACCGGATAAAATCAAGAAAGCCTTGAAAGAAGAGTTCAACACAATTTTGAAATTGTTGAACTATAACAACATGGCACATGACATTTTCCGTAGATACTACATTGATGGTAGAATGTACTACCACATCATTGTAGATAGAACAGATCCTGCGGCAGGTATCAAAGAACTGCGTTATATTGATCCACGTAAACTAAGAAAAGTTCGTGAAATCAAAAAACAAAAAGATGAAAGAACTGGCGCAGAGTTAATGGTAACAGTGAATGAATATTACCTGTACAACGACAAGATTGTTACAGGAAGTTCTTCCAACTATGGTCCTGTTGGCGTTCGTATCACGACAGACTCTATCATCTCTGTTGTCTCAGGACTCATGGATTCGCGCCGTGCAGTGGTTCTTTCTTATCTACACAAAGCAATCAAGCCGTTGAATCAGTTGCGTATGATTGAAGATGCAACGGTTATCTACCGCATCTCACGCGCACCAGAACGCCGTATCTTCTATATTGACGTTGGTAACTTACCAAAGTTAAAAGCAGAACAATATCTGCGTGACATTATGGTCAAGTACAAGAACAAACTTGTCTATGATGCAAACACCGGTGAAGTTCGTGACGATAGAAAATTCTTGTCGATGATGGAAGATTTTTGGTTACCACGTAGAGAAGGTGGTAAGGGCACAGAAATCACCACGCTGCCTGGCGGTCAAAACCTAGGCGAACTAGAAGATGTTAAGTACTTTCAAAAGAAACTGTATGGTGCATTGAACGTACCAGTTTCTAGACTAGAAACCAATCAAGGTTTCTCTCTGGGAAGAACATCAGAAATCACACGCGACGAAATCAAGTTTTCAAAATTTGTGGATCGTATGCGTAACAAGTTCTCTGATCTATTCGATCAGGCAATGCGTGTACAGTGTGTTCTCAAAGGTATTTGTACCGCAGAAGAGTGGGAAGAATTTAAAGAAAACATCTATTACGATTTCATTAAAGACAACAATTTCAATGAATTAAAAGAAGCCGAACTGATCAAAGAAAGATTGTCTCTGTTACAGTCTGTTGATCCATACACAGGACGTTACTTCTCACAAAAATGGATTCAACAGAATGTTCTGCGCCTGACAGATGATCAGATTGCTGAAATGCAGAAACAGATAGATGAAGAAAAAGAAGCTGGTCTAGGATTGCCTGTTGAAATTACCAATAATGTTGCACAACAACAGATGTCTGGTGAAGTTCAAGCACAACAACAGATGCAAATGGCACAAGATCAAGCCGATATGCAACAAGATTCTCAAGCGCAGGATCAAAGTTCAAATCCTGCAAACTCTGGTGATAAAAAGAAAACACCAAGTACCAGAGCCGATTTGAGTTTGGAAAGCAATACATTCACTAAATTGAAACGTATATTATAAGGAGATACAAATGAGCGAAGTAACAAGAGCCATCGTTGATTTTGCGGATGAAGGTGATGCAAAGAGCATGAGAGATGCATTATATTCTGCCATTCAAGATAAAGTCATGGCACATATTGATGCACACAAACAGTCAATTGCAAAGACATTAATTACACCAGAAGAATCTGAAGAGTCTAAAGAATCAACAGATCCGGTTGAAAACGCTTAAATACCAAGATTAATACTAGGAACAAAAAATGGCAAACAGATTTTCTTATCAGGTTTTGAAAGACGACACACAGTTTGCGGTAATCAAACTTACAGGATCTTTTGATGGTTCTGGTCAAGAAGATAATAACGCAAGAGTGGCAGCAAACACACTGTATGGCGCACTTGACGCCAACAACGTTCCTTTGCGTTCCGCTCTGAGTGTGTCCAACACTGCAAAACCTTATTATGGTTTAACAGTCAATCGTATTTGGTTTGATACACCTACAGGCGCTTCTACAGTTGAACTATATTGGGCAAATACTGCCGCAACAAGCGCAGATGAAGGAACACCACTTGTATTCTTGCAAAGTAATGGTGAATATGATGCAGGTGGCAGTTGGGTAACTATACAAAATCCTGTTGTCAATGCAAACAACAATGGTGATATCGCAATCAAAACAAAAGGTTTAGTTGCAAACACCACTTACACAATTATTCTGGAACTGCGTAAAGACAATGCTTACTATCAGCGTGGTCAATTTAACGATCCTGCTGCGTTCAACTTTGGCGAATACTCAATTCGTCCATAAAAGGTAATAAAAATGAAACTAATTAAAGAAATTACCGAATCTGTTAGTTACTTAACAGAAGAAAAAGACGGAAAGAAAACACTCTTCATTGAGGGTCCTTTCTTAGTTTCTGAAAGAACAAACAAAAATAATCGCATGTATAAAGAAGAAACTATGCGTAAAGAAGTTTCTCGTTATACAGAAGAATATATTAATAAAAATCGTGCCTTTGGTGAGTTAGGACATCCAGACACACCATCAATCAATCTCGACCGCGTTTCTCACTTAATTGTGAGTTTGCGTCAAGAAGGTAATGATTGGATAGGCAAAGCTAAAATTCTTGAAACACCAATGGGTAATATTGCAAAGAATCTTATCGAAGGTGGCGCACAACTAGGTGTATCATCTCGCGGTATGGGTTCTTTGAAAACAGTCAACGGTGTTAATATAGTTCAAGATGACTTTCATCTGGCCACAGCGGCAGATATTGTAGCAGATCCTTCTGCGCCTGGAGCTTTTGTTCAAGGCATTATGGAAGGTAAAGAATGGGTGTTTGTTAACGGAATTTGGACTGAACAAAATATCGAAGAGTCAAAGAAACTAATTCAAAAAGTTTCTCGCAGAGATGTTGAAAAAGTAAGTTTACAAATTTTCGAAAACTTCATCAAAAAACTTTAATTATAAATATCCAATATAAAATCAAGGAGATTCTCAAAATGGGAAAATTTAATCTGACAGAAGCCGCTAAAGACATTTTGCAAGGCAACATTTCTGCAAAACACGGTGGCCAAGATGCACCACAAAAACTAAGTGGAGCTGTTGCTTACGGCACAAAAGAAGCTGGCGAAGTTGCTGGTGTTGTTGACAAACAAGATGACGACAAGCCAGATTATACAAAAGGCACACCATCGGCTACACCTCCTGGTGCAACACCACCTGTTGGTGCTCAGCCTGGTGGCAAGTTATCTGGACCTGCTGATAGCGAAGGTCGTAAGGATCTAGCACACACAGTTCAGGCTGATGCTACAGATTATGCTTCCATTCGTGATCGCGTTAAGGCTCGTCTGGCTGCACAAACAATGCATTCAAATCCTGGCGCAGTTTTCCATGCAGTACCAGAAGAAACAGAAGTTGATTCTGAAGTGATTGCAGAAGCTGAAAAAGAAGAAAAAGAAAAAGAAGAGAAGCATGAAGATGAGGCACAAGACAAAGCACTCATCAAGAAAATGATGAAACAACAGAAAATGAAAGAAGACATGGACTCCGACGTTGATGCACTTCTTTCCGGTGAAAACCTTTCTGAAGAATTCAAAGAAAAGGCACAAACAATTTTCGAAGCTGCCGTTGTTGCTCGTTCACACGCAATCGTAGAAGAGATCGAAGAAGCTCTGTATGAAGAGTTCGAACTTGCCGTTGAAGAAGTCAAAGAAGAACTGGCAACCAAGCTAGATGACTACATCAACTATATGGCTGAAGAGTGGGTAAAAGAGAACCAACTGGCTATCGAAAAAGGTCTACGTGCCGAAATCGTGGAAGACTTCATCCGTGGTCTGCACGATCTGTTCAAAGAACACTACATCGACATTCCAGAAGAGAAGGTTGACGTTGTTGAAGAACTGACAAACAAGATTGAAGAACTGGAAGCCACAGTCAATGAGCAAATCCAATCGGCTGTTCAGTTGAAGAAAGAATTAAACGAACACAAAAAG